CAGACTCCTTCAGCCTCATGGTGTAGCCAAGCGCATAAGGCTTCAGGGTCGGTTATGCCGGGTTTGCCGGATAGAGCGTCAACACAGCCGGTGTAACTACCCGCCCAGGTGTCCCAGGTGTCTATTAAACTATCTATGTCTTTAGCCGCCATACCACTACGAGTAGCAAAAGCCGTCAATAAAGCCGCCGCCTTTTGAGCTTGCTCGCTATTCATGCTCTTCTCCTTTGAATTCCATTGACTTATACAAACCGCCAAGCGTTGCTTGGCGTCGGGGAATTCTTTTACCATTATTTCATCAGCCATACATCTCGAATTAAAATCCGATTGGGATTCTCCGCTTTTAGGTCTAGGTAAAGGCATTACGCTTTACCCCCTTTTAAAACCTTGAGCTCGGCTTTCGGTCTATCCACCAGGTCGCTCTCGTAGAAATAACTCATACCCGCCGGAGCCATCTTATCGGGTGGCATGATAAACGGCACGGAGCTACACCGACAGTTGATAAACTCCGCAGGGTCTCCGGAAGAGTCCCCCGGGTATCTCAGGCCATTACTGAATGGATCGCCGGCCCTGGTTATCTGGCCATGAAGCTCTACATGCGAATCCCGAACATCGGCATCCTCGCAAGTAATCCATTGCTCAAATACCCCAGCATCCCGAATGGTATCATGTCTTAAACTACTCATAGCACCATGTATTTCAGTGCGCGCTAATCGCCTCAATTCGTAAGTGCGCATGTTGATAAAATCCTTTTCTATCACCTTTGCGGCCTGGTCGTAGGTCAAGCCCTGCTTAACGACCTCCGCTAATGTTTGCTCTACCTTGCCCATCATTCGCTTCATAGTATCGGCGGACGCTATTAAAACCCGCTGTCTCATTGCATCTACGGCAACTGAACTCAATGTCAACTCCTTTGCCGGAAGGCCAGCTCTGGTCAAATCCCGAACCCCGGTTTTAATACCTTGCCGGCCGGCTGACTTGACTCTACCGAATACAATATCGCAAACTTGCGCCTGAATAGTTTGCATCTTGGAAATCAGAACAGTCCTGTCCGCTGGGATTCCACCTTCCCTAACCTGCCTAACCAACGTATCCATTGCATTCTTGAAAAGCCTGTTCAACTCTCGTGTCAAGCTCGCCTCCATCCGCAGTTGAGCGGGTGGAATCCCCTTCAGCGCATATTGAGCGCTGATAAAAGCAGAGGTCTTTTCCGCAAGTGCCTGTATAGTCATCTCTTCTTACTCGCAATCTTGAGTAACTCGCCATAGAATTCCTTAACTACTCCGAGCTCGCCTTCGGAGGCCGGCTCTGGCAACTCGCTGGCGTCTATCGGCTTACCTGCCAGGTAATGCCAATCCATTGCTGGATCATCCGAAGGCTCAAGGCTGTATTTTGCGCCAAACTTGCGAATCAGATCATTGGGTGTCAAGACCGCCTTATCGAAAAGTTTTATCGCCTCTTCTAGATCATCCCCCCTCGTTCCGGCGCTTGGTTTCTCAAGAGTAATCTTCCAATTCCAAATATCAAAGCCGTGGTTAATTATATTCCTTGTCAAACAGTTAGCTATTTTATTCTGTCTTGGGTAAATTGTAGATTGAAAGTAAATACGGGTGGATTCCTCAGCCAGGTTGCCGCCAAGAGAACCCGTTGTATAAACCCCGACTCGATAGGGTGGGACGCCGTGCCCTACTATTACTTCATCCCTGTTATCCTGCTTGTAAAGCCTGAAACTGGAGTCTTTTACCTCTGTAGACAATCGCTCGAACTTTACCTCTACCTTGCTTTCCTTCTCTGCGCCGGGAACAGCGAAAATTAAAGGCGAATGAGGATTTTGAACTACTAATTGCAACTGCTCTTTAATCGCCGTGATGATGGGGTATTCGCCATTTTCATCCGGCTCGCCGATGTTATAATCTCCACTGATATAAATCGCAAAAGAAGGAACGCCAAAGTTTTCAAAGAACCGGACATTATAATCGCGCTGCGCTACATGCCCCTCTATCGCACCAAGCGCGCCTAGAAATTCAGGGATGCCATAAAAACTACTCCGGCTTGAATACCTCCGCAAATAAATTATTTCAGTAGCTTTATCCAGTGGGGATAGACTATCAAGGGGATGCTCCGTGCCTGCCTGATAGTGAACATCCTTCTCGTATCCTACCGCCTTAAACCAGACTTTTTTATTACCGCGAACCTGACAAAACAGATTTCCGCCCCGCTTAATACGAATAGTATTCGCCGGGATATGTAGAATCTTCTTGGGCTTACCGTCCGACTTTCCACCCTCGCGCGTCATCTCCAGATAAGCCACGCCGGTTGATTCATAATCGGTAACAAACTTCTCGAGAATATCCTCTATCGGAGGCCATTGATCTTCAAAGAAATCATCCAGTATTTTCTTGTCTGTTTCTCCGGCTTTATCTTCCAGCGGTTCAATAGAAAAGCCATTGCCTATTATGTCCTGGACTTTACAGGTGATACAGCGTTGATGATAAACATTCAATTCGCCCAGGCCTGCAAGGGCGGTCAGATTATAGGGTGGGGTGATTAAATTCATCCCACTATATCTATCCTTGAATGGATCCGATTCTAACTGCCGTGATTCACCCTCTCCCGATTTAAGTGCATAGCGGTCAAGTATGGAAAACGGCACAACTTCGCCGGAGGTCGTTGCTATTAGAATCGGAGGAACTTTATTTCGTTCGGGCTTTCCCATTTTAACTCCTAGCTACAAAAGGCTTCGGGCGCGATCGGAATCTTCCACATCGCCAAGCCAAAAGAGCACTATCCACGCAATCGTCATTATAGCCAGGCGGGGCTGAATAACTTACCCGACCTCCCTTACCCAACTTGTATGAAAAGAATTTTAACTCGTCTATAAACACATTCATTGATTCGGGTATGGAGGGCTCGCCCTGCTCAAGCGCAACAGCGAACTCCTGTACGAGATCGTTCTTGCTCTGCTGAGTGAACTTGAACCCTCGGCAATTCAGCCCTTCACGCTTTAGCTCCTCAAAAACAACATCGCCTATCCCTGTTTCATCTACCAACACCTGGCAGTTGTTATAACGGCGGGAAGCGGCGATCACCCTTGCTCGCTGTGCCTTCCAGTCTATTTTGTTGAATCTATCCTGAAAAACAAATCGGCCTTTATCATCCCTGATAGTAATAACTGAGAAATCCTGAAGACGGGCTATATCCCACCCGCCGTAATAAGTCCGATCGGGCTGGGGCTCCATAACCTCGCCCCGTATGCAAGCGGTTATATTTCTGAACACCCCTGCGGAATCCTCCAGAAACTCCGCCTCTATTTCCTGTCGAAACATGTCAATTGACATACTCGCTTTTATTTCAGCTATTTCAGGATCGTCCGGGCCTTCGGGAAATACGAAGGGATTCAGCCAGGAGGGTAGTTTGAATGAGGCGTATTCAGGATAGGCTGGATCCATACCCCTGGCATAAAGCCGATAAAACCAATTCCGGCCTTTAGGCGTGCCGATAAACATAGCCTTGCCTTTGGCGTCAGCTAGAGAAGGTCGGAGTATCCTATCCCAGCACTCCTCATCTACCTGGGCGGCTTCCTCTACTACCAGGTAATTAATCCCCTGGCCTTCTCTCAACGAGTCGGGGTTGTCCGCTGATTTGAACTCCAGCTCCGAACCGTTCAAAAGCTCATAGCGAAAGTCCACCTTGCTTTTATCCTTGACGACTTCACGAGGTAAGCCGCGCTCTAGGATCCTAAAGGCACGCTTGGCTACCTTGTAAGTCGGTGCTACCCACCAGCAAGTAGCTTGAGGCTGATTACATCCAGTAGCGATATATTCACCTAAGGCCATTGTAGTCTTACCAAATCGCCTTCCGCAAGCCGCAGTCTTAAACCGGGCGTTACTCTCGTGAATGGGTATCTGCGCCGAATAAGGCGAATAAACATTCAGCTCAATCTGCGCCTGATCCATTGTCCTCTCCATTGCCATTTACACCCGTTATTCGTGCAATCAATTTCACACCGCCATCAAGTTGAACCTTTGATTTCTGGCTAAATTCATCAGGATACTTTCGCTCCAACAGCCAGGCCGCAGCTTGCCATGTGCCTGCCTCAGCCTTTTGACAAATAATACTAACTAGATGCGCTTTGCCTTTAGCCTTACCATTTTTGATTGCTTCGGAAAATTCGGGGCTGCGCTTAAGGTATTCGTAAAAGGTATCTTGACAAATATCGATACAAGCCGCTATATCCTTGTCAAGCAGACCTAGAGCGGCATACTTTTCAGCATCCGCAATAAGTTCAGGAGTGAGTTTACTCTTAGCTATAACTATCTCCTTAATCTTTGAAGTATAGATTAAAGAGATAAATTCAGGTTGTCAAGTAGGTTAAAAGAGTAAAAGTGATAGATGAATGATATAAAGACAGGGTGGATTTTATATAAATCAGGTATAAAAATTCACTTTTTTAATTTTTTTTCCCAGTCGGCTTTTACTGGATCAATTATCTCGGAGGACATTTGTCTTTTTTGGCGTGATGGCTTTTGTTTAATCCACTCTTCGATTTCAGTTTTCAAGGCGTAAACTGTTCCCGTTGCTAACCGATGCACGGGTAACCTTTCGGTACGTTCATATGTCATAGCGGTCTTTTTACAACAATGAAGGAGCTCCGCTATAGCATTCCAGCCATACAAAATATTATCGCTCATTTGATTTTCTCCTTTTTCCTTTTTTCGTTTCCGCCCATATTTCCGGCCTAGCGAATCTAAACCAATCCTCCATGATTTCATAAACTAAATTATTCATGCTAATCACTCTCTCTCCTGGCATATAAACTAACTTGTGGTATCTTTTCAATGCCTTCTCTACCCGACTGTTTTTTCTGATTTCAATTTTCATTTTTCCCTCCTTGAAATAGCGAGTCTTGCGGTTCCCATGCCGTGATTCGTCCCCTTGCTATTTCGTTTATCCAAACAACCCCATCCGCTTTTTTGCGGCGAGGTAACCGCGCAATCCACGCTTTCATCCGGCATCCCCGCCAAGACTTCCCGGCAATCGCCATGTATTATTTGATTTTCAATCATCTCCACCATATCCGTATAATAGCTATCTTTCTTCTGCTATTCTTACTGATTCCATCTGGTCTTTCATTTTATCACTCCTTCATTCTTTCTCTTCAGCCATATATGATAGGCTACAATTTCATCATCCCATTCAGGTCGCCAGCATCGGCCACCTATTGGTTTGCCTTTATACCCTTCGGGAATATAGCCAGACTCAAACTTACCGAAAAGATATTCATACATTCTTTTAGGCATAAACGGTGGTGGCACTATTCCCATCTCTACCTCCTTTCACTCCCAAGTAATCTCCATGTATAATTTCATTTATCCGAATCCATTCCCACTACCCGATAAAAATTATTATATCCCTCTCGTTTGCGCTCTAGATGGAGACCCGTGCCATCCAGTTGTGCCCTGACC